ACGGGGTCAAACAGGGTGAGTCCACACAGTCCGCACGAATCGCAACCGCCTGTAATGTCGCAGGCGCTTTTGTAGTGGGTAAGAGAGGGTATCAGTGTGTTCAGAGAGGAACCCAAGGCGCTAGATGACTATGAGGGCTTCTAAGATGGCCCTGACTCCAAAGCAGGAAAACTTCTGTATCGCCTACCTTGAAACCGGCAACGCCAGTGAGGCGTATCGTCGGTCGTATGATGCTGCAGGGATGAGCCAAAACGCTCTAAACCGTGAAGCAAGCGTAATGCTTGATAACCCAAAGATCGCCCAAAGGCTTGCCGAACTGCGAGCGCCAGTCATTGCCAAGGCCCAATTGACCGTTGAAGACTTGCTGATGGAACTGGAAGAGGCACGCAAAGCCGCGCTATCTGCGGCCACTCCGCAAACCGGGCCGGCTGTATCCGCGACGATGGGCAAGGCTAAGCTGCTGGGTCTGGATAAGCAAATCATCGACCACCAGTCGAGCGATGGCAGCATGTCACCTATCCCGACCACTATCGTACTGGCGGCACCGGATGACGACGGCGAGGATTGAGCTACCGCCCAAGCTCCTAAAAGTATTTGGCCCGCGTCGCGGGTCTTTGCGTTATAGGGGGGCGTATGGCGGGCGAGGATCTGGCAAATCGTTTACCTTTGCCAAGATGGCTGCCATCTGGGGCGTAGTTGAGCCGCTGCGCATTCTCTGTACTCGAGAACTTCAAGACTCGATCAAAGAGTCATTCCATGCCGAGCTAAAGAATGCCATCGCATCGGAGCCGTGGCTTGCTGCGGCGTATGACGTTGGCATTGACTATCTGCGGGGGCGAGTACCGGGGCGCGAAAAGCAAACCGAGTTTCTATTTAAAGGTCTGCGCCATAACATCGGCAGCATCAAGTCAACGGCGCAGATTGACCTTTGCATTGTCGAGGAAGCCGAGGACGTACCAGAGGCAAGCTGGCGCGACCTAGAACCGACCATTCGCGCGGAAAAGTCGGAGATATGGGTTATCTGGAACCCGCGCAAAGACAATAGCCCGGTAGATAAGCGTTTCCGCAAGACAACGCCGCCACGGTCACGCATCGTGGAAATGAACTACACGGACAATCCGTGGTTTCCCTCGGTACTGGAAGAACAACGCCAGCACCAACAGCGCACGCTAGACCCTGAGACGTACGCGCATATCTGGCTTGGCCATTACCTCAAGATTGGCCGCGCGTCTGTCTTTGGCGGGAAATGGCGAGTTGACGACTTTGAACCTGGATATGGATGGAGCGGACCTTACTACGGCCTCGATTTCGGTTTCTCGCAAGACCCGACCGCATCGGTAAAGTGCTGGATACATGACAGCAAGCTGTACATTGAAAACGAGTGCGGCGGCGTTGGCGTTGAGCTAGACGATACGGCGCGCATGATGCTGGAAGCCATGCCGGGCGCTGATAAGCACGTCATCAGGGCGGATAATGCACGACCTGAGTCAATCAGCCACTTGAAGCGCAAAGGGCTGCCGTTTATCACGCCATGCGTCAAAGGAAAGGGGTCGGTAGAGGACGGCATTCAGCACATGAAATCGTTTGACGAGATCGTCATTCATAGCCGCTGCCGAAACGTGCAAGAAGAGTTCCTACACTACAGCTATAAGGTTGACAGGCTGACGGGCGACGTGCTTCCGGTTATAGTGGACGCATGGAACCACTACATTGACGCAATACGCTACGCCATTGAGCCGATCATGAAGCAGAAAGGCGTGGGTATCTGGGAGAAAATTATCTAATGGCCCGCAGACGCAGACCCGTACAGACCGCAGACAAGCAGGCGCAGGCCGCTGATGGCTTTCAGAACTTCGTGCAGCGTGTAGGGCTTGGCACGGGGTCTAGCTTGTCGGCTGGCACATACTCGCCGTCTGAGCTTCTGTCAAGGAATAGAGTCAAGCTTGAATGGGCATACCGCCAGAACTGGGTAGCCGGCAAGATCGTTGACATTCCCGCAGAGGATATGACCCGCGCCGGCATCGAGATCATGTCAAGCGACGAGCCCGAGCAGATTGAGGAAATGCAATCCGCGCTCAATCGCATGGGCTTCTGGGATCAACTGTTAGACGGCCTCAAGTGGGGTCGCTTGTACGGGGGCGCCATTGGCGTGTTCCAGATCGAAGGTCAGGACATGGGTACGCCTCTGCGTATTGAAACCGTAGGCCGTGGCCAGTTCACCGGCCTGACCATCTTTGACCGCTGGCAGGTACAGCCAGACCTGAGCCGACTTGTTCAGACCGGGCCGATGATGGGCACTCCTGAGTTCTATCGGGTAGTCTCAGGCTATGACGTCATGGGCAACATTGCAGACTTTGGCGAGCCGATCCACTACAGTCGCGTCATCCGGTTTATCGGCACCAAAATGCCGGCATACCAGGCTATGACCGAACAGTGGTGGGGCACGTCCGTGCTCGAGCGCTTGTATGACCGGCTGATCAGCTTTGACACCGCCACGATGGGCGCGGCTAACCTGCTGGACAAGGCACACTTGCGCATGGTCGGCATTGAAGGGCTGCGGGAAATCCTGAGCATGGGTGGCCCGGCAGAAGAGGCGCTGGTAGCGAACTTCCATTACATCCGCCAGATGCAGACCAATGACGGCATCACGCTGCTGGATAAGAACGACGCATGGCAGACCAGCGCTTATTCGTTCAGCGGCCTGTCCGACATGATGCTGCAGTTCAACCAGCAGGTGACAGGCGCGGCAGATATCCCGCTGGTTCGATTCTTTGGCCAGTCTCCGGCAGGACTTAACTCGACTGGTGAAAGCGACCTGCGCAACTACTACGACTCTATCAGCAGCATGCAAGAAAGCCGCCTGCGCCTCGGCATTGAGCGCGCGCTAGCTATCCTGCATTACTCACTGTACGGCACGCCTATGCCGGCTGACATGACGTTTACCTTCTGCCCGCTGTGGCAGATGAGTCAGCGCGAAAAGGCCGAGGTAGCCAAGTTCACGACCGAAACCGTAGTCGGCGCGCTTGATGCTGGGATCATTGACCAAGCTACTGCCATGAAAGAGCTGAGGCAGTCTGCGCACACCACTGGAATCTTCACCAACATCACCGACGAGCAGATTGACGAGGCCGAAGCCGAGCCGGAACTGCCACCGGTAGAGGCGGTTATGCCGACCGAGGAGCCGGAACCGGAACAGCCGGCATCTGCTATGGACAAGATCAAGGCATGGCTTAGCAAATGAAGACCCTAGACGCCAAGCCGCGCTTTCCGACGCCGAAGGCATACGAACGCGACTACTACCGGCAACTGCGCAAGATTGCCCGCGCAGTCGGGCAGATCATTGAGCTGTATCAGGATGGCGCCACGCTGCGGCCAGGATTGCAGGAGGCGCTAACCCGTTACGCTGAGCAGTTGCAACCGTGGGCGCAAGCCGTAGCCGCTATCATGGTTGGCAAGGTAGATCAGGCCAATGCGCGGGCGTGGAAGGCGCAGAGCAAGGAGATTGCGCGCGGCTTGAAGGTTGCGCCGGAAATGCCAGTGGTTAAGGCGCTTCAAGCTGAGCAGGTTGCTCTTATCACGTCGCTGCCGATCAAGGCCGGCGAACGTGCGCAAGAGCTGGCGCTACAGGCTTCCATTGGTGGTAAACGCGCCGACGAGGTAGCCACAGAGATTGGCCGCAGTGGTGAAGTGACGGAAAGCCGCGCCATGTTGATTGCCAGAACCGAGGTGGCAAAGGCTAACTCGATGATTACCGAGGCCCGCGCTGCATCAGTTGGCAGCACGCACTACATTTGGCGCACGGCTGAGGATGATGACGTCCGCGAGTCGCATGCCGAGATGGAAGGAGAAATCGTGGCTTGGGATAGTCCGCCTGCGCTGAGCGACGGCACGACGACGCACGCCGGACAGATATACAATTGCCGCTGCTATGCAGAGCCAATCATCAACTAAGGAGTACTACCAATGGCACAAAGCACTATTCTTGCGGCAGGCAACTCCGCTGCAACTTCTACTGATATCGCTGTGGCGGCAGGCGCGACGGTGACCGTGGGCATTTTCTCGGCAGCCGGCAATCCGCTTCCTGTTAATGTTCAGTTCACTGTCTGGATTGACACACCTGGCGCAGATCAGCGCGTTACTTCGCTTGGCCTATCAACGGGCGCAGACACTGTTGTTGCAACTCAGCTCAGCGGCCCTGGCACGTTCCGCGTAACCCGTCCCGCCTACACTGGCGAGGCTTACGGCGTGTTTTTGGAGGCGTAACTATGAAATGGGGTGCGCCGATTGATTCGCAAATTTTCAATAAAGTTGCTAGGCCAGACTTTAAGCCAGGAAAGTCAGGCGGCGTGACCCCGTTTCCACCTAAGTCGTTTTATTTCACAGACTTCACCGGCATCGCCAACAACACCGCGTTGCGCAGTTTGGCCGGATGGTCGGCCTACAACTCGACCAGCAGTACGGCAGCATCCCGTGATCAATGGCAGGTGCAGAGCAACGCCATCACCAGGATGAACGTCAGCAACGACTACGCAACGGCACCAGGGACGTTCGTTGTTGGCCGTGATACTGGCGGCACCAACCACACTATCCGCTGCAAGCTGACCACTATCCCAGATAGCGGCAGCGCCATATTCATCGTGGCCGCTGCGACACACCAGCAGAACTGCGTATTGTTTGAGTGCACCAATGCCAGCGGCAACATGCAGAACCTCACCCTGCGCAAGAATGTCGGCGGCACGTTGACCCAACTGCTATCTGTTGCAGGGACTACAACTCCGCTCGGTCGCAGATTGCAGGCTGGCGACGAGATCGAGCTGCAAATCATTGGGCAGTTTGCGCATCTGCTCATCAACGGGCGCCGGATCACACCAGACGCCGGAACCAGCCTTGACACCGGGGGCGCTTTCACCAAGGGCCAGATTGCCGGCTTCGGCACAGGGCAAGGGACTGGCGCAGTTCTCGACGATGTGTACGTCGCGCAGCTTGGCGGTGTGGTCACGATGGCATCTACGCCTGTTTTCTGGCCAGGCTCGCTGACGCTTGGAGGTAGGAATGTGTCTCTGTCTGGCACCTATTCCGGCGACGTGCATGCGCTTGACTACCGCGTGCTAAACGATGCGACGGATGCAGTCGTCAAAGACTGGTCGCGCGTCAGTGGGGCTACTGTTGCCGCGGGAGCATGGTCTGGCAGCATGTTTGTGCCGATGGGTAGCAATGCGACAAACCCGAAGGTTCGCGTTCAGGTCAGGGCGGCTAATGATACAGACGTCCGCTCCCTGTCTACGACAACCGCAGTCGGCCTAGTCGTCGGAAGCTATGGGCAATCCAACTCTGTATATCGTGGTCAGGTATCAGCAACCTCGCACTCTGTATCTAACGCCTACACGTTTGCCCAAGACGCAAGCAGCGTTTGGCAGGGCGGCGCAACCACAACCACCACACGCTCGCAGCTTTGGGCGACCAAGCTGTCTCAAGCTATTGGCGTCCCGGTTGGCGTGTTCGTCGGCGGGTCAGGCTCCAAGTCCATCGTCGAGCTGAGTACGCGCGGCAGCGGCAACAACGTGCTGGACGACATGGAAGCGCTCTGTCAGTCGGCCAATGCCTATGGCTTTATTTCCGCATGGCTGTGGACGCAGGGTGAGGCTGAGGCCAGCGGCGCGCAGGCATTCAGCGAATCGGCCTATCGCAGCCAGTTCGACGTACTGCTGTCTGAATTGCGCGGGCCAATTGCGGCCAACAGCTCAGTGCCCGTAGGCATTTGCGTTATCGGTAGCACTACTGGCGGCCATATCAGCGGCACTACGTTCGGTGATGCGAACTGGTCAGCGGCGCGGGCGTGTCTATCCAGGTTGGTTGATAAGCCCGGCGTGTTCATGGCAACAAACTTGGCCGACGGGACGCTGATTGACGGCATCCATTATGTGGCTGACACATACGTCGAAAACGGACGCCGTGCCGGTATGTCTATGGTGGCTGCTATGGGTTACGGTGGCGCTAACGGGCGAGGGCCGCTGATCACGGGAGCTACCCGCAGTGGCGCGACCATCACGCTTGCTGTTGATCTGAACGGCGCCAGCTCCATGAGTGGCACCGGCCTGACTAATTATCAGGTCAGTACCGACGACTTCGCCACGCTCAAGACGATCAGCAGCGCCGCTGTATCAGGCAGCACTATCGTGCTCACCCTTTCTGCTGATCCTGGCGCTACGGTCAAGGTGCGCAGCTTCTACGGGATGGACTTTGGCAGCCCGGTTCGCGCGGTGGGTAGCTATGCAGACGGCACGTCCATACCGGTCGAGCCGCTATTTATTCCAATTGCGAGTAACTAACCAAATACACCCGCCAAGCCTATGCCGAAAGGTACGCTCAAATCGTGCGGGTTTTTTATGCGCGCCTGTTGCATATCCGCGCGGCGTGCATATACTCCGCAGACCAACCAATGCCGGAGAGGGCAAACCATGAGCTACATAACCGCATCACTCGCAGCCAATGAAACCGTACTGCACACAACCAAGCTGAGCCTGTGGCAGTTTGTGCCGCATATGATGATGGCGCTGCTGCTGATCTTTGTTGGCGTTTCCGCGCGCCAGCCGTTGCCGATACTGACCGTTATTGGCGTCACCATCTTTGTATGGGTGGCAGTGCAGGTCTGGACTACAGAGATGGCCGTGACCAATAAGCGCATCATCTACAAGACCGGCCTGATCGCACGTAACACGACCGAGCTGATGATCGGCAAAGTCGAATCTGTGCAGGTAAATCAGGGCATCACTGGCCGCCTGTTCGGTTTCGGTCAAGTTGACGTGTCTGGTACAGGCAGCAACTCGGCCAAGTTCAAGGGCGTAGTAGACCCGCTTGCGTTTCGTGCTGCGGTGAGTTTGAATATGGCTTCCTAACGCTCCCCTCGTTAGTTACTCCTATTGCCCGGCCTAGTCGCCGGGCTTTTTTTTGCTTATGATTCGCGCAGAGAGGGCCGATTAATTGGAGGCCCAGCATGTCTACGCTAGCACCTGTCACCCTTGGCCAATCGTGGTCTGTCATCTATGACGCAACTGTCAGCGGCGACTTCGTTGGCGGTCTAAACCTCATCGGCGGCTCTTATGCCGTCATCCGTGTTGCGTCATCTACGCCGCTCGCCTCAGATGGTGGTTGGCAGGCTATTGGATCAACCGCCATCGAGCTGTCAAAAGCTAACGGCGAAAAGCTGTACGGCAAAACGTATAACGGTACGTCTGTTGTTCAGCTTGATAGCGCCCAATTCCCTGACGCATTCCCGCCTGGCGTGTTCACCGGCAGCCGAGCCATGACGGTGCAGTTTTACACTGAGGCTAACGTAAAGAACGGCGCGCAGTTTGAGGCCAGCACATACAACCCGGCACTTGCAGCCCTGGCCGTGTCTGACTACATCGTCTCTGTTGGCGTCAAGCCTGTATTGCTAAAAGGTCGCGCAATTAGCGTTAGCGGGCTAGGGCTAAAGCTGGAGTTCTTCAAAAATCCGACGTTCACTGGCGGCGTTCAAATTCCAGTATTCAACCTAAACAGCCGAAACCCGATGGCTACCACTGTTCAGATTATCGCCGCGCCGACTGTGACTGTCACAGGAGCCAAGGTTGGCTGCGACAAGTACGCGCTAGGTTCAAACCCGCAAGGCGGCAGCGCGGTTACGTCATCCACGCTATTCAATGAGGCGGCAGGGCTTGAGACGCTGCTAGCACCGAATAGCGCTTACCTTTTCCGTGCTACTAGCCTAGACACCGATCCGCAAACCGTCTTTTCCTACAATACATGGTTTGAGGGTGAGCCAGACCTTCCAAGGCTTGAATAGTTTTTGACTATTGACTAAGACTCTCTGATAGCCAACACTATCAGCAGCGCCCCGCCTTGCCCGTCCCTCTCCGGTTAGCTTGTGCGGTGGCGCCCTAATCAAAGGGGAAGCCGTGCGATATTACACAGCTGCGCAATTGAGCGAACGCATCAGCGAAACGCCTGAAGGCTTTCTGTTGTGTGAAGGCGTCCCTGTTGCGCGTGCCGGCGAACTGCTTTATGCCGAGGGGGAGCTTAAGGCGGAGGATGGCACCGACGCTATCGAGGCCAAGGACGGCGTAGTCCGAATCACGCGCGGTACTGACGATCTGTTCAGCGCTGAGACTATCGCCAGCTTTGAAGGAAAGCCCGTCACCCTGAATCATCCTGATGACTTCGTTGCGCCTGACAACTGGCGCGAAGTAGCAGTCGGCCACATGCAGAACGTCCGCGAGGGCGAAGGCGCCGATTCTGACAAGCTGCTGGCCGATCTGCTCATTACCGACCGCGAAGCCATCTACGCCATTAAGTCTAAGACCATGCGCGAAGTCTCGCTTGGCTATGACGCAGAGTACACAGAGCTTGAGCCTGGAAAGGGTCAGCAAACAAACATTCGGGGCAATCATATCGCGCTTGTTCGGCGCGGTAGGAATGGCCCGACTGTAGCAATTCGGGACGCTGCGCCCGACAACCAACCGAGGAAGCAGAGCATGAAAGATAAGCTGCTGAAACTGCTCGGGCGCGCGGTCGATGAGGCCATGCCCGACGAAATGCCCGCAGAAGCGGTAGACCAAGACCCGATTGAGGCGCGTCTAGCCAAGATCGAAGAGGCTATCTCCAAGCTGGTACAGCATGAGACGATGGAGGAAGAGGAAGAAGTCGAGATGATGGACGAGCAGACTGCCGTGCCTTCGCTTGACGAGCGACTGTCTGCCATTGAAGCCGCGATGGCCAAGCTGGTCGAGCCTAAAGAGGAAGTGAAGGAAGAGGTGGAAGTGGCCGACGAATGCAAGGCTATGGATGCTGAAACCATCGCCCGCGCTGAGATTCTGGCTCCCGGCCTTGAAGCCTCGCCGAAACTCGTATCTGAGGCGCTGGCCGTGTTCGGCAAGACCTCCGACGGTGCTGCCATCCTCAAGACCTTTGACGGCCTGCCGGATGATGCCAAGTTTATTGCGGCTGCTGAGCTGGTACGCGCCAAGCGTACTGCCGCTGCCCGCCCCACCTTCGATTCTCTGCCGAGCATGTGCAGCGGGCCGATGACTGCTGAAAAGCTGAACCAACTGAACGCCGAACGTTACGGCAAAGGAGCATAAATTATGCCTTCGTACCTCTACCGCGCTCCGGCGGGCATTCCGGGCAGCATCACCCGTGTCGATCAGACCACTGTCGAGCCGGGTTATCTTGATAGCACTGGCGCCCCGACTGCTTTCGGTCAGCCGGTAAAAATCGTCGCCGGCAAGTTCCGGCTGATGGGCGCCGGCTCAGCAGCTGCTGACTTCTACGGCGTAGTATCCCGCATCGTCCCGGCAATCGGTGGCAGCGGCGAAACCTTCGCAGACGGCGCCCCACTGGCTAACCAGTTGCAGGGCATCGTGACCCGTGGCTACATGAACGTAATCTGCGGCGTTGGCACCCCGGCCCGTGGCGGCGTTGTGTATGTCCGCATCGTAGACGGCGGCGCTGGCAAGCCTGTTGGTCAATTTGAAGCCACCGCAGACGGCGTTAACAGCGTTGCACTGACTGGCGTTATCTGGGCTTCGGACGGCGTTGACGCCGATAAGAACGCCGAAATCCGCATCGCTCGATAAGGAGACGCGAGAATGACTATCCGCACTCAAGACAGTACCCTCGCGTACTTCGTAAACCAGCTGGACAACTTTGACCAGCGCCTGCATGAACCGCTGTTCTCCGTAACCTGGGGCCGCGATATCAAGCTGCGCACCGGCATCAGCATGGCCAACGAGAGCACCTCGTTTACCCGCTCCAGCTTTGCTGGCGCCGGTACTCAGAACGCTACCGGCAAGCCGTGGCTGTCCGCTAACTCCAACGCCATTGCCGGCGTGGACGTGAACGGCGAGCGCATCGTTACCCCGCTGCGTCTGCTGGGTCGCGAAATCAGCTACACCAGCGTAGAGCTGGAGCGTAGCCAGCTGCTGGGTCAGAGCATCGACACCGCCAAGCTGTCGGCCATGAATAACATGTACCAGATGGACACCGACGAGCAGGTTTATATCGGTGACACCTTCACTGGCGACAAGGGCTTGGTTAACAGCTCGCTGGTTTCGGCTGGCAACGTGACCGGCGGCACCTGGGCGCTGGCTACCGCTGACGTGATCCTCGCTCAGGTCAACGAAATCCTGACCGCAGCTTGGGCCGCCACTGGCTACGCTGTTTGCCCGTCTGAACTGCGCATCCCGCCGGCTCAATACGGCCTGATCTCCACCAAGATCGTGTCGTCTGCTGGTTCGATCTCGATCCTGCAATACATCGCGCAGAACAGCATCGCCAACAACATCAACGGTCGTCCGCTGAACATTCAGCCGCTCAAGTGGCTGGCTGGCCGCGGCGCTGGCGCGACTGATCGTATGGTTGCTTACACCAACCAAGAAGACCACGTCCGCTTCCCGATGGTTCCTGTACGTCGCGAAACCGCTTATTACAGCGGCATCCGCTTCATTGCCCCGTATATCTGGGCATTTGGTTCGGTTGAATTCGTGCGTCCGGAAACCGTTCTGTACCGTGACGGCATCTAAAGAGTGCGGCCCCAGCAATGGGGCCAATCTCCAACCATAGAGGGACAAAAAAATGGCTCAAGCAGAATTCAAACGCCCCGCCAGCATTGACGGCGTGGAGTACAAAGTAGGCGTCAACGAAATTGACGACAGCGTGAAATCTCACTGGTTCTTTAAGGCTCTGGAAGCCGACGGCGAAGTGCTGGTCATTGCCGGCAAGCCCGGTCGCAAGCCTGCCGAAAAGGACGCTGAGTAATGTTTGACAAGGCGGCCTTCCGCGCTGCATTCCCAGAGTTTGCGGATACCGCCCGCTACCCTGACGCCATGCTCGACTTCTGGGCTGGCATCGGGGAGCGCCTATTTATTGCGCACCGCTGGGACACCGTCTATGACTACGGGCTCCAACTGTTCGTTGCGCACAACATCACGCTAGCGGCTCAGAACGTATCCGCTGGCGCATCTGGCGGCGTGCCAGGTGGCGTATCTGGCCCTACCACTAGCAAGACCGTTGGCTCCGTTTCGGTATCCTATGACGCTGCGTCTAGCATTGAGCCTAACGCTGGCCATTGGAACCTGACTACCTACGGCAAAATGCTGATTCACCTTGCGCGCATGATTGGCGCGGGTGGCATTCAGGTATGAACACTGTCCGCGTCATTCAGGACAAAACCGCCAAGCTGCGTGACGCATTGCGCGCCCTACAACGTGACGTTGTGCTGGTGGGTATTCCTGCGGATGAAAGCAGCCGCAATGATGACGCGCCGATAGGTAACGCCTCTATCGGATACATTCAGGAAAACGGCAGCCCGGTGAATAACATCCCGGCGCGCCCGTTCCTTGTGCCGGGTGTGCAATCGGTTGCAGATCGCTGCGCCGAGATTCTAGGTGCTGGCGCTGCTGAGATGCTGGAAGGTGGCGCGGCTGCAATTGACAAGGCCAACAACAAAGCCGGATTGGTTGCGCAGGCTGCGGTAAAAAACACGCTGCGCGCTGGTGAGGGTTTCGCACCATTGGCGCCGGCTACGATTGCCGCGCGCCAGGCTGGCGGATTTGCAGGCACCAAGCCGCTCATAAGGACGGGTCAACTTTTAAATTCCGTGACGTATGTGATCAGGAAGCGCAATGGCTAAAATCGACGTTTCCTTTCTGCTGACCGACCCTGACTTCACCGACCAAGTGACGCGCATTCAGCGCAGCTCGACCGTCAACGAATGGGGCGAGCAGGTCATTACAGAATCAACCAGCACGATTACCGCTGTAGTACAAGGGCCATCGACTGAGATTCTGGCGCGCTTCCCTAATCTCGCGCAGCTATCTGATGCTATCTCGGTTTGGTACAAAGGCCAGCTGACTGCGCAGAAAGCAGGCGGATACGCTGACGTGATTGTCTGGAGTGGCAAGCGCTATCAGGTCAAAGAAGTCTCCGAGGACTTTGCCAACTGGGGCGAAGGTTTCACTATGGCAATCTGCGAACTGGAGCCGGTAAGCAATGGCTAATACCTCGGCAACTGGCGGATACCTTGCGCCAACCACTGCGCCGCTTGACGACCAAGCGCTGCGCCGCTTCATTCACAGCGTGATTGTTGGCGTGACGGGATTGGCTACCGACAAGGTGCGCCCCGCATGGCAGCCTAACCCTCCCGTGCGCCCTGCTATTGATGTTAACTGGGCTGCTTATGCCATCGTTAACCAAACCGCAGAGGCCGGGACCGCTTATCAAGCCATGCAGGCAGACGACACGTACAAGCTCAAGCGGCACGAATCGTTTGACGTGCTGGTGAGTATGTATGGCCCGCTGTGCCAGGCCTATGCCGGAGTGTTACGCGAAGGGCTGGAGATTAGCCAGAATCGCGAGGCGCTGTACCTGGCCAGCATGGCATACGTAGGCTCCAGTTCGGTTATTCACGTTCCAGAGCTTGTAAACGAGCGATGGTTTGACCGCGCCGATATCACCTTGACTTTTCGTAGAGAAATCGTCAGGGACTACCCTGTATTGCATTTCCTATCGGCTGGCGGCCTGTTATATACTGAGACTATTAACCCCACCCCTTGGCAAGTAGCCCCGGAGGCATAACACAATGGCACAAGGTCTTTCTGTCGGTCGCCTAATCCGCACGACCGTAAACCTCTCGCCTCTGGCAGCGCAGCGCCGGGGCTTTGGCACACTGATCGCTATCGGTGACTCTGACGTCATCAACGGCTCTGAGCGTGTACGCTCTTACGTCACTCTGGAATCCGTGGCTGCCGATTTCGGCACTAGCGCTCCAGAGTACAAGGCAGCGCAGCTGTATTTTGGCCAGACGCCGAAGCCGCTCAATTTCATGGTTGGCCGCTGGCTGCGTACCGCTACTGCTGGATTGCTCAATTGCGGCATTCTGACCCCGGCTGAACAAGCCATGAGCAACTGGACTGCCATCACTACTGGTAGCTTCAAGATTGCACTGAACGGTGCTGCTGGCGTAAACGTGACCGGTCTGAACTTTTCCGGCGCTACCAACCTGAATGGCGTTGCTTCGATTATCAGCGCCGCCCTTGTTGGCGCTACCTGCGCATGGGATGGCCAGCGTTTCGTATTCAAAAGCACCACTACCGGCGCGACCTCTGCCGTCGCCTATCTGACCGCTGCCGGCGTTGGCACTGATATCAGCGCGCAACTGAAGGGCACTGCGGCTACCGCTCCGGCGCCTGTTCCGGGCTATGCAGCAGAAACCCCGTCCGCTGCCTACTTGGCTCTGGCTAACGCCTCCGCCCTGTGGTTCGGCTCTATGTTCGCATGCGCCACTATGCCGACCAATGACCAGCTGGTTGAGGTTGCCGGGCTGTGCGAAGGCTTGGACATTGAGCGCATCTTCGGCGTTACCGAGACTGATACCCGCGTGCTCGATGCCGCCTATACCGACGACCTTGCAAGCCGACTCAAAACTCTCGGCTACAAGCGCACCTTTGTTCAGTACAGCGCGAATATCAACGCTGTGGCTAGCTTCATGGGTCGCGCGTTCTCGGTGAACTTCTCGGCTAACCGCTCGACCATCACCCTGATGTACAAGCAAGAGCCGGGTGTGGTTGCTGAGTTCCTGACCGAGACTCAGGCGCAGACCCTCAAGGCCAAGCGCTGCAACGTGTTTGTCAACTACATCAACGGCACCGCCATCATTCAATATGGTGTGATGAGCGGCGATGCGTACTTTGACGAGATTCACGGCCTGTCGTGGTTCAAGGATGCTCTGCAAAACGCAGAGTACAACCTGCTGTACCAGAGCAAGACCAAAATCCCGCAGACCGACGCCGGACAGAATCAGCTGATCGCTACCGCCTCCGCTGTATGTGACGAAGCTGTCAACAATGGCCTTGTAGCTCCGGGCACTTGGAACGCAGACGGCTTTGGCCAGCTTCAGCGCGGCGACTTCCTGCAATCCGGCTACTACATCTACACCGCCCCGATTGCGCTGCAAGATCAGAGCATCCGCGAACAACGCATTGCCCCGCCGCTGCAAATTGCGCTCAAGCTGGCTGGCGCTATCCAAGAACTTGACATCCTCGTCGATGTGAACCGCTAAGAGGCCGACCAGATGAGCACCTATTCTTTCCTCGACGTCAACTTCGCAATCACCGGCCCCGGCGGATCGTTCCCGCTGGGCTCCGGCTCTGGTAATGCCGAGGAGGGCATTACCATCGAGGCGGTAGAAGACAAGAACATCATGCAGATCGGCGCAGACGGTAGCGGCCAGCACTCGCTGGTTGCCAGCACCGCCAGCACCGTTACCGTGCGCTTGCTCAAAACTAGCCCGGTCAATGCCCTGCTTATGACGATGTATAACTACCAGACCAGCTCTAGCGTGCTGCATGGTAAGAACACCATCGTCGGCACCGAC